AAACAGCAGAAGGCGCTGCTTGGTCTGCTGGATGGTTCTGGGATTCCCGTGAACTGAATCAATGGGCAGATAAGGGCGACGTTCTTACTGTCACTAAGAAAATCAATGGTGGAACTATAGGATTAAAAGATCGTGAAGAACATTATGCGGCTGCTTTAGAAATCTTCGCATAAGGAAATCACGATGCCAAAATTCGGTACAACAACAGACGACGAGCCAATCGTCGCAAGACCTGCTATGGATCAAATTCCTGCTGCTACTAAGGGAGCAGCTGCTTCGATCCCAACTACATATGTAGAGACTACGACTAGATCTTCTGGTCCTGTCGCTTCTGCTGCTCCTCAGCTTTCAGAAGCTGCTCAACTTGCCAAGATTGAACTTGAGAAGAAGCAGTGGGAAGCAGAGAATGCAAAACAAAATGAAGACTGGATGGTCAAGAAGTGGCGTCCAGCAATGGGTTGGTGTTATATGGTTATCTGCGTGCTTGACATGGCGGTCTTTCCAATCATGTGGTCTGTCGCTCAAGTCATGGTAAAGATGCCACTTACACAATGGAATCCGCTCACGCTGCAAGGCGCTGGTCTATTCCATCTCGCAATGGGTGCCGTCCTTGGTATTGCCGCATGGTCCCGCGGTCAGGAAAAGATACAAGGCGTAACGAAGTAAGGAAATGATATGAATGTGAATCCTGTGAATGCTGCAAGTCCCGATGTCAACACAACTGTCATGATGCTCCGTCTTCTCAACGGAGACGAGATCATCGGTAAGGTTGGCGTCGCTGGAAATATGATTAGAGTGTTGAAGCCTGCAGCTGTTTTACTTCAGCCATCTGCTTCTGGAAAGACACAGATGGCTCTGATTGATTTCATTCCAATGGCTAAGAGCAAAGAAATCATTCTTGATCCACGCAACGTTTTGTTCACATACGAACCTGATGAACAGATCGAGCAGACTTACAATCAGAACTTTGGTTCTGGACTTGTATTACCCAAGAAAGGGATCTTGACAACCGCGTCTTGATATGGTAGTATAGGAATATGAAGTTCTATACTAACGCCCTTGAGTTCGGTAACAACATTCTCGTCCGCGGCTATGATCGCGGACGATCCTTCTCTGAAAGAATCCCCTACAAGCCCACGATGTATCTGCCATCTAAGCGCCAAAACGCTGAGTGGAGTGACATTCGTGGGCTTGCGCTTGATCCTATGCGGTTCGACTGTATGCGAGACGCCAAAGATTTCGTTTCTAAGTATGATGACGTCAGCAACTTCGCCGTCTATGGTATGCCGCGCTTTCTTTATGCGTATCTCAATGAAGATTATCCAGATGAGATTGTGTATGATCGCGATCTTATCAAAGTCGCGTACATCGACATCGAGGTTAGCTCAGAGTTTGGATTCCCGACTGTAGAACGCGCTTCGGATACTGTCACAGCTATCACGCTGAAGAAAGACGGCATCTTCCATGTGTGGGGATACGGCGAGTTCGCAACGAATCGCAAAGATGTTCAATACTATCAATGCAACAACGAGAAAGAACTGTTTATTAAGTTCCTAAGCGAATGGAGCAACGAGTATCCTGATATCGTAACTGGCTGGAACGTCACATTCTTCGATATTCCGTATCTCGTGCGTCGCATGAGCGCTGTTCTTGGCGAGAGTGAAGCGAAACGATTCTCACCTTGGAAGATCTTCAAAGAACGTCAGGTTCGCACGAAGTTCAAAGAACAGACTGTGTACAACATTGGCGGTGTTGCTACTCTCGACTATCTCGAGATGTATCAGAAGTTCACTTACAGCCAACAAGAAAGCTACAAGCTAGATCACATTGGTTTTGTTGAACTTGGTGAGCGCAAGCTATCATACGACTACGATACGCTGCATGAGTTCTACATGAACGACTTCCAGCGATTCATCGAGTATAACATTCGAGACGTTGAGCTCGTCGAAAAGCTCGACGACAAGATGAAACTAATCGACATGGCTCTCGCGCTCGCGTACGACGCGAAGGTTACACTGCTCGATGTGTTCACACAAGTTCGTATGTGGGACGTAATCATTCACAATCATCTTTACAAGCAGAAGATCGCTGTTCCTATCAAGGGCGGCGGAAGCAAAGATGAAGCGTATGTTGGCGCGTTCGTGAAGGATCCGCAGGTTGGCGCACACAACTGGGTTATGTCGTTTGACTTGAACTCTCTGTATCCGCATCTTATCATGCAGTATAACATCAGTCCTGAAACTTTGGCTCGCGATGAACGCGGTTGTACAAAGAAGATCGAAGTGACTGTTGATGAGTTGCTCGAAGGATACGTTCCAGAAGTTCCTGATGGATATGGGCTTGCAGCTAATGGATGTTTCTTTAAGAAAGATAAGCAAGGATTCCTTCCTGAGATCATGGAACGTATGTACAACGATCGCGTCGTGTACAAGAACAAGATGATTGAAGCGCAGAAGAAGTATGAATCAACCAAAGACAAGCAAGCATCTAAAGATATCTCACGATACAAGAATATGCAGCTTGCTAAGAAAGTTCAGCTAAACTCAGCTTACGGTGCGATCGGTAATCCACACTTCCGTTTCTTTGATATCAATCAGGCTACGGCGATTACTCTTGGCGGTCAGCTTTCTATTCGCTGGGCTGAAAATGAAATGAACAAGTATCTAAACAAACTTCTGAAGACCGATGGAGAAGATTATGTCATTGCTTCCGATACGGATTCGCTTTACATCTCTTTTGATAGGCTTGTACGTCAAGTCTTTAAGATTCGAGGAGACGAGCATCATTATACTGAAGATGAAAAGCAAAAGATCGTTGACTTTTTGGACAAGGTGGCTTCTGAGAAAATTGAACCAGTTATCGATCGTATCTATTCGAATCTTGCTAATCGGATGGAAGCGTTCCAGCAAAAGATGAACATGAAGCGTGAGGTTATTGCTGATCGTGGCATCTGGACTGCAAAGAAGCGATATATCCTTAACGTTCATGATTCTGAAGGCGTGCGTTACGCTAAACCAAAACTGAAGATCATGGGCATCGAAGCGGTTAAGTCTTCGACTCCCGCAGTATGTCGTCAGGCTATTATTGATGCACTCAATATTATCATGACGAAGCCTGAAAAGGAATTGCATACGTTCATTGCTGACTTCAGACAGAAGTTCTTTAAGCTGCCGTTCGAAGAAGTATCCTTCCCGAGATCCGTACAGAATCTAACTAAATACGCCAAAGAGACGAAGTCTGTTCCAATTCACGTTCGCGGCGCGCTACTGTTCAATGATAATATTGTGCGCCTTAAGTTGCAGAAGAAGTATGAGCTGATCAAAGACGGAGAAAAGATTAGATTCTCTTATCTTAAGATGCCTAATCCATTGCGCGATAACGTAGTGTCCGCAATATCTTCTCTGCCTTCAGAATTTAATATTGATCAGTATATTGATTACGATACGCAGTTTGACAAAGCGTTTCTTGAGCCACTTCGTGCAATTCTTCATGTGATTAACTGGCACGAAGAACAGCAAAGTACACTAGAGGATTTCTTCGCATGACTATTAAGATTCCACAAGAATATCTTGGCTTTGATTTCGGATTCACTGGTGTAGATGAAAATGAAATTAAACAAGATGTGTTGCAAGCTCTAGATGAGAAAGATCAAGCGCTCACGGAAAAAGAATTAGAGCTTCAAAACAAAATTAAAGTTCTAGAGTCTATCATCATTCCGTTGCTGAACAATCTAATTAAGACAGCGGACAAAGCATATATTCACTGGCCTAATCGTAAAGAGAAGTGTCAGGAAATGTTGGAAAAGGTCTTAACGACTACTAGAGGATGAAATGCAGAGTACGATTACAAGAATCGATCCACCGATGCCTTTGATGACACCAAAGGGTCGGGCAATGGCTCACTTTCTTATTGACTATGGTATGGAAAATGATTTGATGTGGGTGGTGTTTCAGGATGATACCAGTGAGTGCTGGACCTGGGAAAACGCACAGATCCGCGCTCGAATCAATCAGACCATAGGACGTAAGAAAGCGAGTAAGATTGACACTTAACCTAGATCGTTGGTTAATTATGACGACGGGAATAGCACTTTCTGTCGTCGCTGCGTGGTACTCAGTAACAGGTCTTACAGCTATCTTCGCCGGTGCATACTGGGCGATTATAATTCTTGGTGGAACGTTAGAGTTTGGCAAGATCGTTCTAGCTTCCTGGTTGTATAGGAACTGGTCTTACGTTCCTTTCCTGATGAAGTCATACTTCACAATCGCGTTATTCGTTCTCATGCTCATTACAAGCATGGGCATCTTTGGTTTCTTATCCAAAGCTCACTTAGATCAAGTCGCTCCATCTGGTGAAGTAGCAGCAAAGATTGAGCGCATAGAAGGCAATCTCTCGCGCGAGCGTGCGCGTATCGCGCGAGGAGAGCAACAACTTGGTCAACTCGATAAAGCTATCGACGCCATCATCGAAAGAAACAATCGCGCACAGACTGCGCTTCAGTTGCGCAATCAGCAAAAGAAAGAGCGCGATACTATAGCTGCTGAGATTAAAGATGCTCAGTCCAACATAGAAAAGCTACTGGACGAGAAAGCCCCGCTCGCTAAGGTTACTCGCGAAAT